TTTCATGGCGAAAGGTAAAGAGTTGCAGAACAAAGATAACTATCATCTTCTTTAAGAAGGTTAATCCAAGAGTAAATCACGATATGATCGGGAGTGAAATACATCTTTTTTACTTCAATTAGGAAATTTAAATTTTTGAAATCTTTCGTCTGCGGGATTACCATTTTCAATTTAATTGAATTTGAATCAAGAGGGTCGGCAGATTCTATTAAAGATCCATAAGAAGAATCTTCCATTAGGCCAGTTTTCTTAAAAAAGTTATCATTAGCTTCTATCTTTACTTTATAGAACATAAAAAGTCTTTTATTTGGTTAATCGCGTTTCGTTTTTCCTCTAACGCTTGGGGGATGAAGGTCCGCTGATGAGCGAGTTCATTTTCGAAGTTGAGTGAATCTACATAGTTTGTCAAGCCCATTTTTAACTTTTCTGGAGTAATAATGATATTTTCTGACAAATTGTACCCACATTTTTCGATAGTATTCTTGCAAACAGAATCAAAAAGTATTACGGTATCGGCCATTAATGCTTCGTAGAAGCGGTTGGCAAGAAAGGCATAATTTGTGTGAGTGTGCAAGTCTTCGATGTAAATGGAATATTTGTATTTGCGCAAATCTTCATTGTCTTTTGTCCATTCGAGCTTAGAGATGTATTCGCAATCGCACCCGATAGCTTGGTATTTCTTCCAATTCTTAGTAGAAGCAGATAGTGTGATGCCTTTTTTAAGATACTTTTCAAAAGATTCTTGTCGCCACTTGCGGTAAGTTCCATAATAAATGATTCCATTTTTTGCAGCGAGATCGATGTCGGTAGGATCGCGCATAATTAACGAATTTAAATTAACAGTGAGCCATTGATTAATAAACTGATTAAGGCGACCGTCCTTGATCTTCTTGTTAAGAATCCAATGGCGATAACCTTCACGGGGATTATTACAAATCATATCGTAACTCAACCCCATCTCTACGATGCCCCAGCGCAAAAGTTGATTATCTTCGATATCGTGGTCGTTTACCAGCCAAACATAACGAGCATTAGGATTCTTCTTCAAAACCTCTCTATATGGGATATTTGGCATATAGGGAGAGGCGTAACAGCAAACGATAACGTCATACTGCTTCTTCAAGACTTCTGGTAGGGCGTATTCACCATCAAGCAAATCGGCCCCAAGAGCATTTTTTAAGATAATGCTATTACGGCAATGCACAATCGAAGTGTCGCTGTAATCTTCGGCAAGAGGCTTGCGCTTGCTGGTCGCTTCAATAATTAAGATATTCATTTAAAATTGTCGTAAAGTTGCCCTGCATATTTGGCCAAAGCTTGTTCGGCTTCAAAAATTGTAAGATACGGACCATAGCAGTATTGCCCGTCACTCTCGTCCCAAAAATACCAACCTGCGCCTTTCCAGCCGCGTTCAGCAGCGTTCTCAAAAAAACCTTCAGATAGATACTCTACGTAATTCGTCATGATTTTTGAAATTCTCCAAGTTCGTTAGAATAATATACTTCTTTGAAAGCGACATCTTTCAAGAGTTTTTGACAGTGTTCGCAAGGTTTTCCCATTGCGACATTTTCATTCCTATCGATACGAAAAGTCACTAATGTATGTTTCGAGTGATCAACGTTGCCGGATCTAATTACGGCGCAAGCTTCGGCGTGCAATCCAGTTCCTTGAAAATACCCATATTTTTGATTGATTGGGTGCGTTTTCTTTGAGTTTTTGCCAATCGTAATGATTTTATTACGTTTCAAAATAAAAGCAAAATGGCGACAACGGGGCTCAATGCCGTCGTAGATAATAAGATTGCGAGCTAGTTGAACAAGCCTTTCGAATTTCATCAGAAAGGCCAATCTAAATCAACTTAGGATTCTTGTCAAGACTTTTGGTACTTTAACTTCACAAAAGAATCGTTATCCTCTACTGTTTCATCAAATTTGAACGATTTCACTAATTTTAAATAAGAATTTAATCTTTTACGTTTTTTAAACACTTGTACGTAAATGTGATCAAATGGTAACTTATTTATCTCGGTCGTTAGGGCGTCTCGCATTTCTTTAGTTTGGAGAACATTTGGATGAGAAAAGATATAAACCATTTCACAAGACACGCTAGTAATTTTATGAAAAATGAAAGCCGCAAACATTAAACCCTTATTTGACCTAAAAACGAATGAATTTTGAAGATTTATTTGGATATTCTCGGTTATTTCACGAAAAAACATCGATGGGGAGACTGTTTCTGTAATGCCAAAAGAAGCTTGAGCCTTAGAAGCTAGCCGCAAAACTTCCGGTATATCTGTTATACCAAGCTTCTCCACGGCGAAAGACTCTATTTTTATTTGGTTTTTAGTACCCATCAGTGTAATATAATCTAAAGGTAAAAGGAAATGTCAAGGGTATCTAATAGTAAAGTTAATGCAGAGCTATTTTCTCTGGAGCCAACGGCTCTTTTGGAATTCTTTGTCATTCACTACGACTACGTTAATCGTCCAGATGATAAGCTTTACATCCACGGTGGAACTAATGGAATAGAAGGATCGATTTATTGGCAAGGACAAGAGTATGCTCCATTCCCTATTCAAAGTTCGGGATTCGAGTCAAAGGGCGACGGTAGCCTACCTAGACCTAAATTATCAGTATCTAATCAAGATTTCTTTATTTCTAATCTTGTTCGTCGTTACAATAACCTTGTTGGCGCGAAAGTGGTTAGAAAAAGAACTTTCGTTAAATTTTTAGATGCTGTTAATTTCTCTGGAGGAGTTCATCCGTATGGTTCCGCTGATGCCAATGCTGGATTAGAAGATCAAGTATTCTTTATTTTGCGCCGTTCTAGCGAAACGAGAGCGATGGTTGAGTTTGAACTTGCATCTCCTCTTGAACTTGAGAATGTAAACTTTCCTAAAAGAATCGTAATGTCTAGATATTGCTCATTCCATTATCGTGGAAATGGATGCAAGTATGGTGGAGCGCCAGTCGCAGATGAGAATAACAGAAGATTGTCTGCTGCTACAGATTTAAGAAGCGGCCTTCTAAGAAGAATCTATCAAGGAACAAGCATTACGGCAGGAACTGCTCCGACAAATTCGGCAACTTTTGCTTCTGGCATAGCGGCTTTAACGTGCGGAAGTGGAGATTCGATAGTTAATGCCTTGTCATTAATAACCTCCGATTACTTTTATGTAGAATTTTTTGGCTATATTAAGATCGCTAAAGGGCAACAGGGAGAATACGCATTTGCGATAACCGCCGATGACGCTGCTGAATTAATTATTGATGGAAAGACGATAGTTGGGGAATATGGCGGGGGGCCAGCATGGGATATAAATGCAAATCCTCCTCCTGGTTCGGGAGTTAATACTTGGCAATCGACTGCTTATACATCAACGAGAGTATTTCTAAATGAAGGATATCATCGCGTCTTATATAGATACTATGAAAATACGGGGACAGGTGAATCTATTCTTCCTTATTATATGTTGCCAGGAACAACTAATTGGGTAGCAGTATCGACTTCTTCGTATTATTACGATACGAATGAATATCAATATTTAACGAATACTCAATCGTTTAGCGCAAATATGCAATTGGCAAAAACTGTAGCCTTGGATGAAGATACATTGTTGTATTCGTCTAATAAAGGCTTGTGGAAAACAAATGCAACTTATAAAGTTGGTGACTCTGTTTATGTTGAGAATCATAATATCAAAGTAGCAAAAAGAGATATTAATGCCGTGCCAAACTGGACTCCTCTTGAAAAATATTATATTTGCATATTGGATCATACGTCCTCAGCCTCCAAAAGCCCTTATTTTAATAAAACTTATTGGGTAGCTGACCAATGCTCTAAAACACTAAGCGGATGCAAATTAAGATTCGGTATGAATTCGTGTTTGCCTTTTGGCGGATTCCCCGGTACAGAAGAATACTCAATGAATCAATAAAATGAAATCTATAATTGAACATGCAGAAAAATCTAATCTTGAAGTTTGCGGTTTTATTACCGTTGAGAACGGCGAATTAAAAACGCAAGAGGCTCAAAATATCGCTAATTATAGTGACGATATATTTGAGATTCATCCGCTCGAAATTTTACGTCAGATTAGAGGCGGGAAATTAGCTGCAATCTACCATACTCATCCAACTACAGGAGAAGAAGAGTCTAAGTTCGACCAGTTTAATTGTGAAAATTCATGTATTCCTTACGTGATATATAGTAAACAATCGCAAAAGTTTAATTTAATCGTTCCTAAAAAGCCTCATGTGAGCGATGAGTTTATAGCAATTTTGAGAAAGCAATATGACTAACGTTTATATCTACGGCGAGTTAAAGAATAAGTTTGGCGGCGAATTTTCATTTCAATTAAATTCAGCAAAGGAAGCTTTTTCCGCTATTAATGCTAATCGTCGTGGATTTTTGGACGAAGTTAAACGTTTAGCAATAAAAGGAGTATTGTATCGAATTGTGGTTGATGATGTTATCGTTGAGAATGTCAAAGAACTTGATATAAAAAAAGCTCCAAAAGAAGTTCATTTAATCCCTATAGTTTGGGGAGCAGGTAAAGGTGGAGCAGGTGCAGCCTTAATGATCGTTGCCGGTATAGCTTTAATCGCTGTAACGGGAGGATTTGGAGCTGGATTAGCAATTGGAGCTTTTTCTGCTGGAGGCGCTTTAGCTGGAGCAGCTACAGCGGTAGGAATGATCGGTGCTGCCATCGCTGTTCAAGGCGTTATGTCTCTCCTATTTCCGCAGCCTAAACCAGACTTTAATCAAGAAGTTGCGGCGGGCGGAAAATCTTATTTGTTCGGAACTAAACCGAGTAACACTTCTCAAGGCCAAGCTGTTCCAGTTGGATATGGTAGACTTTTAATTGGATCTTCTCAAGTTAGTTTAGGCATTACGCACCATCCATTAAAAACTGATATTAAAACCTTGATGACTCCTGTTGATCGCCCAATTGACGACTTATCGGTTTTAGAGTTTATAGATGAGCCAGAAACCGCTGCAAAGAAAGGCGTCACTTTAGATAGTTTTTACACGAATCAATCAGCAGGTTTCAATGACTCACTTTCTTTTTCTTCGGTTAATATTTTAAATTCATATATTAATATTATTACGACTAGTGCTGCTCAAGTTTCGAGCGAGCCGGTAGAAGTTGTGGTAACGACTAATGGGGAAACGGTTTCTAATCCAAATTTAACAACTTTTGACGAAGACATTACTTATACTTGGAATTATATTGGCCCAGAATCGGACAAAGATAAAATAAAAATTGAACATCCTTATGCTTTTGATGCGGGCGTGGTTTATCGAATCTATAATCCAAATAACTTTTTACAATATAATAATTTTGGAAATGTAGCTAACTCTAGCAGTTCATTTTTTGTTAGTTATCCTGCAAATACAATTATTAAATTTGGACCGACTCAATTTAAAAATTTAAATTTTGGCGCTTATGATCCAACTTATGGTTATGTTAGCGGAGAGTTGGTTTCTGGAGTTACCGGAGCTAATGGAACGGTTTATTTTCAATGTATAGCTAACCATACTGGTCAAAACATTACTGGAGCCGGTCCAGTTTTAAATAGCGCCTATTGGAGACAGATAACTTGTCCAGAAACAGAAGAAAATTTTAGATCTCTTTATGCAAATACCGGACATTTGCCAACGGGATATGGCACAGCGTCAGATAGATGGGAGCTTCAAAGTTCTCCTTTGAGTGCGGCCTCTTTTGATACTCTTACTAATTATTTTGGTAAATACGAAAGAGAAGGGGTCTACTCGGACATTATCGAAGCAACAAACCAAAACACAGTAGGAAATAGCATTGCGGGAAACAATGATAATTATATGATGGAGTTTCTAGGTTACATTCATATTCCTATTGTTCAAAATAGAGTTAAAAATGTTAAATACTGCGATGCTGGAACAATGTACGAGATTATTAAAGTTGGAGATACGGGACAGTGGAGCGGAATTGGGCTAACCGGAGCAGGCGGCGCTGCAATTGCGCCTGTCGCTGGAATGACGTTTATTAAAAATTCTACACAAGCAACTGGAGATGGGAAAGTTTATCCTGTAGTTAAATATAAATTTAAAATTGATTCTGATGATGCCGCAGATTTGTATATAGATGGCCAAGTTGCAAGCACTTTTTATGGTGGACATGGATTTCAAAATCCATCTAGTAGCGCCGCAATTGACGCTATGCCTTCTACAACAAATGAAACTTTGTTGACTCTTGGCTACCATAGAATTTATGCAAGATTCCAAGACGGAAGAGGGAGCGACGGATTAAGTATATATTATCAATACGATAGTAATTGGGATGGAGGATATTCGAATTTTGTTGTCGTTCCTAAAACGGCCCTTACTCACAGACCAGCAACGGATTTCGGAATCAGAGAAGATGTTAAGTTTTTAAGTAAAAATCAATTAATTCCTGCGGCCAATATGGTTGCTGGTCGCAAGTACAAGATTATTACTTTAGGAGCCGTTAGTAATTGGAATGCGGTTGGGGCTAGTTCTCCTGTAGTTGGCAGCGTTTTTGTTAAAAATTCTACCGCAATTTCTGGAACCGGAGGTTACGTATTTGAGGATACTTTTAGTTTCTATCAATCAAATTCGGCCCAATCTAATAGAATTGTCGCTTTTTCTGCACAAAGGCCAAAAAATCTTGATGTTAGTGATCCTGGTCTTTCGCTTTTTAGATCTAAATATCAATGCGCGGTGACTTTAAATGGGGAAACTTTAACAACTTCTCCTGTAAAGATCAATATTAGATTCCTACCAACAGAAACCGCTTTCAATGGAGTCGTTCCTGCAAAATTGACCGTAGATACCGCTAGACAGAGATAAAAATGAAGATATTAAACCCATATAGATTCGCAAGAGGTAAAGGCGGCTCAAAACCGGATTGGCCAGCATTGGTCCCTCCAGATACTCAAAATTTGAGAAAATCTATGTCTATGAGTCAAATTGTAGACATTCTATGCGAAGGTCCGATATTTGGATTAGTAGATAATTTCGGAAAAAAGGTTTATGGATTAGATATGCTTAAAGGAATTTATTTAAATGGCACCCCTATTATGAATAATAAGGGAGAATATAATTATCGTAATATTTTGATGGAAATCAATCTTGGGACTGAAAATCAAAAATCTTTGCCTAGTTTCGATAATGTTTTTGTTCATAAACCAGCAAATTTTAAATTGCTAGGGCCAATAAAAAGCGCCGTACAGCCCGGAGAGGAGCTTTCTAATCCCAATGGTGGAGAAAAACGCAATTTCGTTCAATGGGCTAAAACAATGGGAGATTGGCCTTCTATAGATCAAGATCCTTTCATATTTGTACATAAGATAAAAAATAGAGATGTCAAAAAAATAAAAGTTAGTTTATTAGTAGAGCAATTACAGGACACTATCGATCAAGGCACGGGACCAGGCAAGCAAGGAAAGATTGGTATGTCAAAATCGTCTCAAGTAGAACTTTGGTTAAGATGGGGTTTGGAAAATTCAACTAGAGTATTGGGAAGAAGTGTCATTATCGCCGGAACTGCTCTCAGCCCATTTGCACATATGATCGGGGAAGGCAATGATACTGTTAATGCAAATTCATTAGTTACAAATAACCCAATTGTAGGATCAACAGTTGTTGTTATGACTAATACTACTTCAACCGCCGATTCTGATTCTAGAAATCCTTCGGCCTATGCCTCTGCGAAATTTGCAGCAGATACATTACCTACACTATCAATATAATTAAAAATGCCTATAATTAAGACAAATGAAGAGCTTTTGGCGTCAAAAATCAAAGCAAGAAATTATTCTTCCGCTTTAGCTTCTATATACTTTTTGAAAAATAGGGTTTTTTCTGACTACGTTCCATCTTCTCCAAATACTGCAATTTGGACTTTTGGTGAGATTGGGACTGGAGCCGGAACATCAAAAGTATTTTCTACGGCTTCCGCAACTGCGGCTAGAGGAGGAATCATTACTTTAACTGGAACTGCAACATATTTACGGACAAGTGGCGCTACTAGTATAATTTGCCCAGCTATAAAAGTAGCTGCTTATATAGATCAAAGTAGAGAAGGTTTTGAAAAAATAGATCCAATTTATGCTAGTGCGGGAGAAATAGATGCTTCTGGTGTATTTTCATTCCCAATTGCGGCAGATATTACTCAAAAACTTTCTATAGGTACTCATACTGTATATATAGACGCATATTCTCCCGATAATAGTGTTGTTAGATTAACTGTAACAGGAACAACCGATAATAAGAAATTGTTTTCAATTACATAACGAGAATTATAATACTTTATGAACGAAGATTTGTCCGATCCTACCAGTCCTAATTATCAGTCTCCAGACGATTTATCCCAAATCGCAAATGAAGCTGTTGATGATGAGATTATTTTGCCAGAATCTATTGATGGTAGAGATCGTTTTATTTCTATTGAAAAAATAACTGCCGAAACCATATCTCCATTAATTAAAAGAGATATAAGTGTTGATAGCGTTATAGAAGTTGTAGATAGAAATTTTTCTTATCCACTCACTGCTCATGTAGGATTAAAATTTGATTCTCGATCTTTCCCCAATATTCCAAAAAGAGAGTTTGATGTAAAAATGAAAAAGGTTAAGGTTCCTTCTAACTATTTCCCATGCGGAGGAAATGGATTAGATAGACGTTATGTTTACGCAAATCCTAATTATGCTGGAGATCCGAATAATCTAGATTTAGCTTTCGTTGTTGATCAAAATTTAAGTTTAGCGTCCAGAGCGTTGCTGCGCAGAAATCTAAAATCAATGATTTCTAAACTAGTATCTGGCTACACATACGTTAGAGCTACTGTTTGGGAAACCAAAGCGACAGGTTCTACTAAAAACACAATATACGATTATAGAAATAATCTTGCTATAAATGATTTTTATTATTACGAAACTGATGAATTTTTTGAATTGGAGACTCCAGATTCGGCGGGCAACGATCAAACTAATTTATATAAAAAAATATATGATCTACTGGCTGATGGAAATAAAATTACTTCAAATCCAACTGAAACTGTAATCGCCAATTTTTTTATTCGTAAAAATGATTTGGGGCTTAGTCCATCTGCAGGTTCATTATCTGAAGAAACGGTGATAAAAAAGACTTGGGCGAATACTGTTAGAAAAGTTATTTATTTTTCTGGATCAACCCCAGAACAAATGTCCTTGGATAGTTATAACTATATGCTTGGACATGCTAGAGAAAATGTAATTCAATTTTATTATCTAAATACTGACACTGATTTAGCTGGAACAAGAACATTAAGAGAGTTGGCCGTTGAAAGTGGCGGCGCTAAATTTAATCTACTCCACGATTCAGACAATAAATTACAAAAATATTTTGACACTTACTTCTATGACAGCAATAAAATATATTATGGAGATTGGGATGGAACATTCAAAATCGCTTGGACCGATAATCCTGCATGGGTTTTGTATGATATTGTTACCGATTTCACGTATGGTCTTGGCAATCACTTAGATAGTTCTTCTTTAGATAAATGGACTCTTTACGATATCGGTAGATATTGCGATGCCGTAGATGATGATGGCAGATTTAATGGAGTACCGGATGGTAAAGGTGGACTTGAGCCTAGATATACTTGTAATATAATCTTTTTTAATAAAGATGAAGCTTATAAGGTTCTTAGAGATATTGCTGCGATCTTTAAAGGGATGCTATATTGGAATACAGAAGGTTTTTCATTCTTTGCCGATAAGCCAAAAGACCCAATCATGTATTTTGGTAATACTAATGTTAAAGATGGAGTATTTAACTATAGCGAAACGGCTAAGAATCTTAGATATACTACAGTAGAGATTACTTATAACGACAAATACGACGCATATAAAACAAAAATAGAATTTATTGAAGATGTAGACGCTATTAGGAATTTTGGTTTAAATCCTTTTAAAATTAATGCTGCTGGATGTACTTCTAGATCAGAAGCTAGGAGAATTGGAAGATACGCTATGTGCGGATCTGTATTTGAAGCCGATACGGTAACTTTTTCTGCTGGACTTGAAGCAGCGTATTTACAACCTGGTGATATATTTGGAATCAGCGATGAAGTTAAAAATGTAGCTAGGACATTTGGTAGAATATTAGACGTAAACGAATCTACCGCTGCTATAAAAATCGATGGAGAATATGTCACTGGATTAGCTTCTGGAATCTATATTCATGTACCATCTGGAGGATATAGCGTATCTGATCTTACGTCTTTGACCGGATCAAATGGAGCTTTTACAGGAACATTAGAAAATATTCGCTCTAGAAGACAAAGCCAAACAAGGTGGTTTAACTTTAGCTCTTTTATCGATGATGATTATGGCGCTACTTTAAATCTGACAGGAGACTTTTTATTAAAGTCTGGAATTACTGACGTTTATGCTGATGAAGGAAGAGTTTCTGGAGCGGGCCAAATCACTGGTCAAACTATATTGACTGGGGTAAATTATATTTTTCCAAGCCATACTGTCGTTACTGGAAATCCAACTTTTGATGTTTTGACTTTCAATGGTGTATCTGGAGTTCTTTCTGATCTTGAAATTGATATCGATATATTTGGAACTGCCGGAACTGGACAGTTGGTAGCCGCCCCAACTTCTAATTGGACCGGAATTTTATCTTATAGCTTTACTGCTGGTCAAAGCGTATATTATAAAAATAACGTATCTACAGATACGGCAACAAATCAGATCAAAATTATCAATATCGCTGCTGATGGTAGCGTTGCAGCAAGCGCAACATTATCTAACCTAAACGAATTCTGGACTAATTCGGTAATGACTAGTGCAGCAACGAATAGTTTAGTAGCAGTGTATACAAATGGATCGGCGCTTATTAACAATTCATTTTCTCCAAGTGCTACTTGGGCAACGTATGCGGCAACAGAGATTGGAAAAATTGGTAATGACATATCATCAGCATCTACATCTTTTGGCTATTGTGCTGTTTTTGTAAAAGGAGGATATAGAATCGTGGAGAGAGCTTCTAAAGCTCTAAATGATTACGGAAGCATTAAATTTGAGTATAAAGATATATTGGCCTTATCTAAACTTCGTCCATATTATACTTTCCTGCAGGCCGATATTGGAAATGCTCAAAAAACAGCTTATGAAGAATGGAAATCTGGAAGAGTTTACAAAACTGGAAATACAATAAAATATAACGGGCAAGTGTATATCTGTACAGCAGATCACACTTCTTCTATATTTTTATCTACTCCAGTTCCATCAAAAGATGATGATTATGTTGTTGGTAATGTTTTTAAATCTAAATGGTCAATTGGCAATAATTATGGCTATTCTACAGTAGGATTCCCAAAAAATTTCTATGGTTCATCTAAGGTCTATTTGGGCACGTCCCTCAATTCGACTCACGTATCTAGTGCTTTTAAAGCTTTGGGAGCAGAGGTTTATGTCGGAGGCGGCACTTTAGGAGAAACTGATTTAAGGCTATTAGATTCTTCGCTAGGAATCGGATATACTGGTTTAGTATATGGAACTGGATATGGAAAAGGTTTTTATGGATTAACGGTAGATACTTCTCCTCAAGATTTAAATTCTATAAATGAAGGAAGTTTATACGTATTAAGCGGCTCTGGAATTGAGCCAAAACTCTATAAAACTGTTGGTATCAAAGAAGAAGAAGCTAATTCTTATTCAATTGTTGGGCTAGAATATCTGCAAAATAAAGAAAATTTTGTTGAGAGAGATATGATCGACACTTCTCCTAGTATTTATGTAAAATCTCCTTATGACAAAGTTATCAAGCCAGATGCGCCAACTACAATTAGTCCAGTTGGCGGAAGTTATTATACTCCCGGAGGAATAACTATAGATGGAGTTTCACAACCGACAGGTTTAAACTTTTCTTGGGACGCTGTAACAACAACAGAAATTTTTGGATATAAAGTCTATATTAGTAGACCCGATTATTCAAGTAGTACGCTTGGAGCAATCACAGAATCTTATTTTGTACCGTCTGGTACGACTACATTAGCCGTTCCTCTCAATCAAAAATGGGGACAATATGACATAAGCGTTTATGGACAAGGAACTTTATATAAGTTCTTATCTACTGAACATGCAAGTACATCTGTTGTATTGTTGCCAAATCCAACTATAAGTGTGGGAGGTCATACTTTAACTAGTTCAGTAGTTACTGGTATGTATATTGACACTGCTGACACAAAAAGTTTAAACTATGCTGTCACTTATAACGGAACTTTTTCAACATTTATTGGTGTCGGGGCAGGCAATTTTACTTCTAGAGATTTGACATTTAGATGGGAATATCTTGACCCAACAGGGGGAATTGTGAATAGCGTAGAAG